GCTGCTGAAAACCGCCTAAAAACCCTCAAAAAGATTCTGGAAGTGGAAACGTGAAGCTGGCAAGGGGGACCGTTCTACCTTTAATCGCCGTTGCATTAATAATAGGCTCGGTTTCAGCCGCATACTTTTTCAGCCTCAGAATCATGAGCAACGTTAAAGTCGAGTATCCGTCACCACCACAGCCACCCACCGTCAAGATCGGCATCTACAAGGACAGCAGTTGCACCACTGCTCTAACGGAGATCGATTGGGGAACCCTTCAACCGACGCAAACGAGAACTTACCCAGCCTGGATCCGCAACGAAGGCGACTTACCCGTAGTGTTAAGCCTGCAAACTGAAAACTGGAACCCGCCCGAGGCCCAGCAATACATGGCGTTAACATGGAACTATGCGGGCGAGATTCCAGTCAACACGATAATAGCCATAGAGTTTCAACTCACCGTGTTCTCCAACATTACGGGCGTCACAAACTTCAGCTTTGACACAGTGATAACCGCAGAGGGATAAGATGAGCATACAAGTTTCAGTTGACATTAGCGGTTTTCTGAGGTGGGCGGAGCAAGAGCCGGATAGAGCAGCAGAAATGAGGCGGCTCTTTCAATATCGCGGCAGTCAGATGACTGTGCAAGAGATGAAGCTGCAAGCTCCTAAAAGAAGCGGTTTTCTGATAACAACGATTGGTGCCGACTTTACGCCGGAAGGATTCATAGTTTATCCAGGGGCTTCTTATGCACCAATTGTAGAAAAGGGCTCAAGGCCACATGAAATTTTACCTCGCTTTGCTAGGGCTTTAGCTTTCCCGTGGAAAGGATTAATGCGATTTTTCAGAAGGGTCCAGCATCCTGGTTTTCCCGGTAGAGGGTTTGTTGAGAGGACCCGTGAGGTTGTGCAGCCTAAACTTTTCGACTTGATGAGTCGGATATGGCGAGAGCTTCATGAGAGGTGACTGCGACGTACAAAGAGATCACTCAGAAAATTTTAGACTTACTTGAGGCTAATGTGGATTTTAAGGCTGACGTCAAAGAGTATTATTTTGGTCAACGAGCCATCGATGACCCCCGGGTGAAATATCCTCACGTTTTCGCCGACATGGACCGAGACGACGTTAAGCCCTTCGTGGGCAAGGAAAAACATGAGATGTTCTATTTTGTAGGCGTAACTCAAAAACACGCGGACAAGGATGTGGCCCTGAAGTTTGTTCAGGATAAGGCCGAGAAGATTCAGAACATTTTGAATGCAAATCCGACACTGGACGGCCTAGTTGAAGAGTCCTACTTTGTTCCTTCTGTGATTATTGACTGGGTGCCCACGCGAGGTTACACTGTTGTGGGGGCTCGTTTAACTCTTTACGCTCGGAAAGTCGTGAGGTTGTAAATCATGGGTATAAAATCACTAAACAGAATGGAGGAATCGAAATGGCGAGGTATTTCGGGATAGCACAAGAATATACCTTCAAAACAGAGAAAGCCGCAAGCGTATATACAAACATTTCAAGAGAGAGCATTGTTCCGGATCAAGGATGGATCATTCCAGAGACTGTGGCAAGAAGGGCTTTCGACAAAAAAGTCTTAGGGGCTTTTAGAGCAAGAGGAAACATCGAATTCCCAGTTGAGCCAGAGAACGGAATTGGCTGGTATCTCAAATGGGTTCTCGGCAGCGTAACTTCAGCTCAGCAGGGAGGGACATCAGCTTATAAACACACTTTCAAAAGCGCGGACGCGATCAAAAGCTTCACCGGCCGTGTCGGCGTAGACATTTCGGAACGAGTTTTGGGCGGCTGCCTACTAAACTCTTTGGCGCTGCGGTTCGCCCACGGAGAAGAACTTAGGGGAGTTGCCGAAGTCTTTGCAGCTGAAGAGGCGAAAGGAACCATTGGTTCACCCACATTCTCGGCTTTAGATCCCTTTGTTTTCAGTCAAGCAACCGTTGAGTTCACGGATACGGCGAAGGCTATTGTGGCAGAGGGAGAGGTCAGAATCAACAATCGAATACCCTTTGATCGTGGAGTACTCGGGAGCAGATATTTTCCAAAGATCATGGTGGGCAAGCGGCTCGTTGACGGACGCCTAAGCTTGTTCTTTGACGACGCAACTGAATACGACCGGTTCCTGGCTGGAACCGAGTTTAAGCTGGAACTGTTGACAACTGGACCGCAGATCGGGACGACGGGCTACTACTATTCACTGAATATCATCATGACGAAATGCGTCTATCTGCGAGATACGGCACCGCACGTTGATCGTCGAGAACTTATCGTCTTAGATGCTCCTTTTCAAGCATTTTATGATAGCACTCCAGCAACGGAGATCACTGTGGAACTGATAAACCAGGATGACGAGTACCCAGACCCGAGCTCATGAGAGGTATAACGATGAAAACAGTGACTATTGAGGGTAAGGAATACAAGATTCGTACATTGCCTTTGGAGTATGCGCCAGAGGTTTTTGAGGTTATCCAAAAAATGTTTGCTGTCGCTGATCAAGTCGTGAAGGAAACCGCGGAGCCAGTGCCCAAGGATAGAGATGAGACCCTCAAGGTTTTCATGGCAATCGTTGACTATACCCAAGAGAAACTTAAGGAAGCGAAGTTTTTTCGTGAACATTCGGAATCCTTGGATATTCCAAGCAGCGGAACTGGCACTCATACTTCACGAGAGACCGTCAAAGCTTCTGAATCTAAAGAAAAGTGACCTTGAGTTACTGAACATCGACTATGAGATCATGAGCCGATATTTCTCGCTTATGCAAGAGGAGAAAACCCCTGAGGAAAAGAAGGCTCTTATTCAAAAAATGAGGGAGGAAATGAGGTTTGGCGGTCCCACCAGTCGCGGTTGAGTTCACGGTTGAGGGATTAGAAGAGGTTAAGACGGCTTTCAAAGAGGTCTCTAATGTTTCAAGGGAGACAAAGCAAAATGTTGAACAGGATTCTAAAGTGATGGCTGCAGGACTGCGGGTTCTCGGAAGAGAGATTTTTATCGTCGCCCAAACTGGACGGCTCATAACCGAGTTTGCTGAGCAGTTTGGATTTTTGGATAAAAAGATGGCTGACGCGTTAAGTCGCGGATTCAACCTTATTTCTATGATGGGAGGTCTCGCCTCTTCCCTATCCATGCTTGCGAGGATCACACAGACTGCAGCAGCAGCCGAGTGGATGCATGTCTTAGCTTTGAAAGCAAAAGCAGTGGCAGCAGCCATCGCTCATGGAATTGCCAGCTTAGGAGCCGCTCTACCTCTAATCGTTGCCGCAGCCGCAGCGGCAACCGCCATTGCCTTAACAGCAACCGCTCAAGTACCATCAAAGGAGCGAGGAGGTCCAATTTATGAAACCGGGTTATATAGACTTCATGCTGGTGAATATGTTTTTCCCGCTAATCGTTCGCCTGTTAACATTTACATTTATGGAATGAATCCACGAGAAGCCGAATCCACATCAGAAATAATCGTCGACCGATTAAGGAGGGCTGGAGTGATTTGAGCGTTGCTATTCCTCAGGTGAGGATTGAGATTTTGCGTGGACCACCCCGCTTTTTTGATGATAACTTTGTGAAGGAGTGGTTTCCTGCTGCGGGAAGCCTTTTTTCCACGGATGGTGATGTTGCTGAATTAAAAATTGATACAGGATATACGATATCTCAAGCTTATAGAGATATTTCGTTTAATACGTTAACCCACAAGTACGCGATAGTCAAATGTGATGCTCTGACTGGCTCAGAATGGCGAATTCAAGGTAAGCTAGGAGGCGATCTAAAATTTGAAAAGACTTACACTGATACAGGCATCAAGGAACTGGATATAACAACGCTTTATTCAGGTGATATAGATCGGGTGTTATTATACGTCGGTGGTTCTGCAGGACAATATGCAAAATTCGATTACATAGCAATTTGTAAAGACCCTATGCTTGTCCCGATTGACGAGACTAAAAGCGACATTGTTGAAAACCTCACCATTACTCTTCCACTCTTAAATCGCGGAGTCGGAGGATTCACCTGTAAACTGCCAAACATGAACGCTGAATACACTGGAGAAATCTCAGATTTCGACCACATCCTTCTCTATCTGTGGCGAAAAGGAGCTAACATAAAGAAAGTTTTTGGAGGCAAAATTCTCCTCCCCGGAACCGAAGGTTATGGTTCCTCACAGGAATACTATCTTTTACTCAATGGAATGGACATCGGGCAGGAGCTGCTCGTCCCACCAAACCTTGTGAAAAAAGTCTACGAAAACGTTAACGGAAAAACCATTATTGAAGAGGCCATCGATCTCTGTAACGAAGTCACAAAGAAATTCGTGGACGCAGATAATGAGATCGCATCCACCCACGACTTTGAATTTCAGGAAGTGACACCAGATTCAGTTATCAAAGATGTCTGCGAAAACGCGAAAACTTCAGGTGGAGCAGTCGGGTTCGATGGATACATTGATCCTGCTGGTAATGTGCATATTTTCAAGCGGGGAAAATACACGAGCAGCGTCTCCCTAACCGAAAAGATTGAGCACTATAAAAAAGAGGATGATGTGCATCGGGTCCGAAACAAGATTAAGGTTTATGGCGCGGCTGAGAGGGCGCATCCCCTGGATAAAGACGCTTGGACCGAGAGTTTAACACCTGCAGACGGTTCATGGTCGAGCGGAACAGGAACAGGCTCCGTCTCTTTTGATACGACTGAAAAGATCGTAGGAACCGGAAGCATAAAGCTAGCCGTTACAGGCTCAGACTATTACGGCCGCCTTATCTTTACTTTAAACGCTGGTAAGGAAGCTAACTGCTACGATGTGCCAGACGGCTATGCAGATATTACATTTCAAATTAAGCTCCAGGAAGCCTTTAGTGGCGATATAACGCTTCAGCTGGAAGACGATGCCGGAATGGTTTGCCGCAAAGAGCTCAACGCCAAAAAGGCTGAATGGGTACTCGTTAACCTGGCTTGTGGGCGAGTAGCAAAGGATCAATGGACGTACAGCCCCTTTAACTCTCAAGTGTTTGATTGGAAAAAGGTCAAAAAAGTTGATATCACGTGTCACTTTCCCGCTACGGGAACCGGAGCCTTTTGGGTTGATAACTTGTTCTTTAATAAGCGTCGGTTTGAAGGCTTTGCTGAGGATGCAACAAGCCAAGGAAAATATGGCGTTCGATGGAAAGAACCCATAGTTGACGACAGCCTCAAATCAGACGCAGAGTGTCTTAAAAAAGCTGAAAGTTTTCGGGACTTCTTAAAGGAGAAAGTAATCACGTTAACGGATTTTGAAGTGGAAGGCGACAACGGTTTTAATCCTGGCGATAAACAACTCGTAGCAATACCAAATGACGATATTAATGAGTATTTCAGGATCTTAGAAATCCGTCACGTGATTCGAGGCGTCAACTGGTCTACTTTTCTCACCCTCACCAACGAACCACAATTCATTGATTATATATTCATGAGCATTGATGAACGATTAAAACGGTTAGAAAAAAGAGCTGGAATCTCTATAGGAGCCAGTGGAGGAGGTGGTGGAGGAGCAGGCCCATTATTCATAGAAGAAAAGTCTCTTGCACATAACAGAAAGACGGGTGTTCCTCCGGGAACGGAGACAATAATCGTGTCTTACAATGTTGGGTCAAACGAAAAGGTTACCCTTAAAGGATTCATAGGATGGGGAACCTGCCCAGCGATTTACACGCTTTATTCAGACGCTACGAAGAAGACGAGTTTTATGACCAGCGAGGTCGTCCGAACCGCGAAAGTAGACAAAATGGACGAAAAGATAACGGGTCCCAAAACCATTGCCTTAAAGGTTCTTCATTACACTCCCGCGGCAGGAGTAGATGATTATCACGATTTTGAAGGAACCTTGTTAGGAGGCTAAACAATGCCAGAAGGAACACCAAGAAGACCAACATTAGCGTTTGCGGAAAAACTGCTCGTGCAAGAACCAGGAGCGATCTATTTAGCAAGGCAAACCTCTGAAAAATCGGGAGTCTCATCAATCTCGGATGAATACTTAAAGCGTTGCATCATCGCCACAAGCCACACCGTCGCTTCTCCGGGAGGGATGATCGTTCCCTACGAAGGCGGCTACGGAATCCTCGCCTTAATGGAAAAGAACTGGACAGGAAACAAGGACCTTGTCGCTTCTGTACTGGACGCTATGGCGGCGCTTCAAAACACTTCAGGAGAAGTAGGTTCTTGGGATCAGCAATATTATCCACAGAAAAATCAGCCTCCATACTATGATCCAGCAGGCCACAGGCGTCAAGTTGACAGCGGCGCGGCTTTAATGGCTTGGGCAATAGCCGACTATGACGCCCGCAACTCCTCTACAACCTATAAAACGTATTGGCGAAAGGCTTTCAACTGGCTTTACAGCCTACGCTGGGAGATAGAGGTCGGTTATGAGCTAATTAAGAACCAAGTGATCAATGGAGTGAAAGAGAACGTCGCGTTTACCGCAGACATGGCTGAAGTGATTCTTGCAGCGTGTAGAGGCTTCGACGCCTATGGAAATGACGTTACCACTGATCCCGATGGAATAGTTGTCAGAGATTGGATCGCAAAGGTTGTAGCTGGAATCGACTCATACATGTGGGAGCCAGCCAACTACTATTACCGGACAGAATACCCCTCAGGAGCCCAAAGCGAATGCAGAAAAGACCCGGATGGAAACCCGATTTACATCACGTTTAAGCAGTGTGTTACCTTCGTTCAGGCCTTAATAGCTTGGGCCTACAAAAACTGGGACACAAACTACGGTTCTAATCACTCCGTCGAAATCAAGAAGGCTCTCGACCAGATTATCGCCTTAAATCAGGGTCGATGGGGAGGGTTCATTGAGCATATGGAATACATGGCTTATGAATACCCTGCTGAATACACTCATTACGCGGCTCTGATGAGAAT